GTAGCTAGTCTAACCTGCTGCAACTTTCGACCGGGGGGACACTTTCAGATCAACCTCAACTGATCCGCTCCCCTAGCCCCTTTTCTACTATTGCAGAGGAAGTGTGCCAGTTGAGTGTTCTTTGGTTCGTGTGTCCCGCCACACGCTAATGGCAGTATATGGTCGAGCACTGGCGACAGTGGGTCAGGAGCCATTCTGTCTAGGCTTACTTCCCTGCCACACAACTGACATGTCCCACCGTCTCGCTTTACGATCTCATCGAAGCTAACCTCAGATACAAATGCTTTGCGTTCTCTGGCTTCCCGTCTCTTCTCGTTATGTCGATTACCACAACGCTTGGAACAAAACCTGCTCCGCTTAGTTTCAAACGGCTTACCGCAATGAAAACACTCTCTGGCTATCATTGGCTTGGGCACGTAGTTGCGCCTGTGTGCCGCTCTCCCGCAGCACCTAACGGAACAATATCGCTTCTTCGTTGTCTGTCCCTTGAACGTTGCCCCGCAATACTCGCAACGTTTAGTTAATGACTGGTCTCGCGCTGCTCGCTTCTGCTCTAGACGCGCTTTTGCTTTCAGCGATCGCTTCTTGCTAAGACCTTTGAATCCACATTCTCGCGAGCCATACTTGTTCCTGTTCGCTTGTTTGGGAATATAGGTTTTGTTGCACCACTGACAAACACAAGACTTCTTCATATTCAACCATCCTGGTGGATGTTGACCCAGCCCCGGCGTCTACCAGGAGCACCGGAACTAGGCCAATATGATTATTTAACTGATCCGCTTGTTGCCATAGCCGCCGTCTTCCCGAGCAGTCTTAGAATTATGGTGAGATGCACAAGCTGGAGCGTGGTTGTTAGGGTCCCAAAACAATCTACTATCGCCCTTATGAGGGATGATGTGATCAGTGGCTTGCGATGGCATCCCGCACCCAATAACCGCGCACACTGGGTAGGTCTTCAGAAACGCACGGCTATACTTTCTCCATGCATAGGTGTATCCCCTTTGATGCGCCGTTGGTCTACGGTCAACCACAACCTTCGGATGATCCCCACACGGCATAAGATTCGGACATCCTTTGGTTGAGCATGGGCTCTTAGGTTTAGGCACGACGACTGATGCTAATCCATTCACGCTCTCTTAATGCTCTACGCCTCGCGTACTCTTTAGGATGAACTATCTCAATGTATTCGCGCGGTCCAGTGTTTAGCTTGTCGAACGCCTCTCTTATGGCATCAGCGTCTATCGTTGCGTTGTCAGCTTCCATCATCTCTTCTCCCTCACCCCTCCAGCATCCCAAAACTCTCAATACAATCAACCTGAATATACCAATGTCCATCGTCACCTGTGGGCAACCGCAATGCAGCCATCCATGCAGGATCGTTAAACGCCCCACGTTCCAACAGCGCGCTAGCATTCTCTAGCTTGAGCGCTGAATCATTAACGTCTGCTATGACGCCTTGATAAATATGCTTTGCCACTTGGCAGTAGATTCTAGCTTCCTGTCCGATATTGTCATAGAGTATTTGCCAGAGCTTCTTCATTCATACCTCATACAAAAAAGCCCCTATTGCTAGAGACTTGGATTGCTGGGTCGGGCTTCTAATGTTGACGTCGATGCCCTCCCCTATTCAGTTTTTGGGCGCGATTCGGGCGCCTACGCCTCTTAGTTTATGTGGTTGGTTTGGTTGTGTCAAGACTTCCCCTCGGCCATAAGCTTGTCGGCTTCCGCGACGACTTCCTTTGCGAGCGATGCCGTTATGGTGGCAAGCTCCAAGACGCGCTTCTCTGAGTCTTCGGTCGGCACCATCTTAGCCCCACGCAAAAACAGATAGACCATTTTCAACGTCGGCCCATGCGGCCCCCCTAGGTCATCAGCCGCACGGTTAACGAATGATTCCATGATCGTTTCCTCGCTCACAACAACTCCCCCAATCGCCCATCAACAAACCTCTTCTCCCACAAAACATCATCCTCTTTCCAGGGAAAAGCCTGCCCATTATCCATCATAATAACTTTGGCCCATTTGTTGCCCCTCATGTTGCTGATTAAGATGCGGTCACTTGGTCTAGCGTTTTCTTCAAGGTCTGCGATCGTAACGACCTTGCCATTGAGATAATAAAACCCGGAATAGTTCTTCTTTTCGCCCATAACAGTTTCGCCGTCAATCTCAGCCTCTAGCCGATCATAAAATCGAAACGCATAGACTCCCTTGCTTGGCTCGATATTCTCTGTATCTCGATTATCGACCGGTTTGCTGCTGGACTCAGATACCATAATCCCCGGATACATAAATTCAACATATGTTTGTTTCACCCCAACACCTCCCAATCATCAGCCAACAGATCAACTTCACTTATCCAAAACGTGCCGTCTTTCTCCTCGTTTTCCCTATGCAGCATCAAGCGGTTTTTCTCCGGGTCTGGACCGCCCTCATAATCGGTTCCGTCGTTATTCAAGAGCCTCATATAAGCGAAGTCTCTGGAATTGGGCCATGACGCCGATCTCATTTTCTTGCCTGTCAGCATCAGGTCGGTGGCTGTGTGGAAGTCGTAATGGCCTTTGGCGTTGAGTAGGACTTGGGCTTTTCGCTCTTTTCTGGTCTTATCCATTTCTTCTCCTGACTATTCCGATAACATGCCGCTCGAAGACATCTTGCGGGACAAATTTAACATCTTGTTTTTGACACATGCCCATTCTCTCGACTGCATACCCAAGATTGATATGCCAGTCCATGAGACGTTCTGCGCCGCCGTCGAGCTTCCACAAAATCGGGTCAATAGTGTCTTCACTCAAATTTGTGCCGCATATGGTTCCCTCTGGCCAGTCGTCTTGTCGATATATACAATACCGCTGACCATCTTTAACCGATGTCTGATTTGTCGGGCCATGAGTCGGGCATTCGTAATAGGTCATTTCATATTCTCCTTGCTGTACGCAATGCGTTGTATGCTTTAACGGCGGCCCAAATAGCCATAAAGCCAAACGCATATTTTGCACTTTCCATATCGCTCCCACGGGCAACATAAACAAAAAAGCCCGCAATCGATAACCAAGCGACAGAGATTCCAAAAGTGAGCTGGCGGGCATAAAAATGACCGTAATACCAATTCTGAATTTGTTGTTTTCTGGTTTTCATGATTGCTCCTTTATGAGTTCCGGGTTTTCGTGGATATTGCCGATGATCTCAGTGTTATGCGCCCAATCTAGCGGCTCGACCCCTGGAGCTCCATATGCCCGCATCTGTGGACGCTCAGACGTGCCGCCCTCAAAACGGACTAGATAGTTATCGTTAAATCCTGCCCCGGACCATTGATAGTTGAGAATGTCATCGACAAATATCTCCTTGCCGTTCTTATCCTTGAGGCCGGTCGATTGCATGATGACATCAGGCTCAACATTATTTAAGGCCAGCGCATGATCGAAACCACGAAAGTTCAACACCACATATGCCTCGCCATCGTCGTGAAAATTAAAATGAACTGGAGCAGGCGAGACCATCGTATTTTCAATCCATACTCTGAATCTTGGTATTTGCATCATTTCCTCCCAATATTTTTTCTGTCGCGTATCTTACAGTTTCCAGTCGCATTAAGGTGCCCACAAGCCCGAGACCGTCCAAGGTCTAGATCATGCCGGGTGCAATCCTTTGGCGGTTGGCATCCATTCACTTCCACATCTCTGTCGTCCAGCCAGCAATTCACCGAATAGGCCATTATGCCTAGGCGCTTGTCATACCGATCGACCCTATCCTGATCGCCTGATAGGACATTGAACGCGCTGACTGCATCGGTCAAAAACTCATTCGGGGCCTTGATGGTCACGGTTGGCTTTTCGCCATCGAGGGCTGTCTTGGTGGCATCATACAGCTCGATTTTCAACTGACCCAATCGAGAGACAGCCTTGGGGTCATGGGTGATACCATCCCCGCGAGACTTCGACTTCATTGGCCGGCCGTCGCTATCGACCCCTTTGGCCCATCCGTGGCAGGCTATGTGCTCAAGGGCTTGATAGGCGGCTATTAGGTCGGCTAGGCCTTGGGCTGGCATTCGTCGCCTCTTTCTGTTTTTGCCCTTTTGCTAATCTTGAAAAATTTACCTGAAAATATTCGGTCTTCCTCACGCTCGTATGAATTTATCGTGATATGTTGGGGATGACCGACACTTTGCAATGCTGATTCAGATACAAACTTAGTTTTTGTAACCTTGAAATATTTTCTTGTGTACTCGTCCGCGGGCCACCTCTGCCCGAACGCACTCCATGTCACAGTATCACCTACATTAAAGATTGTTGGTTTTCTCATCTTCTCACCCTCCCCTTAACAGGCTTCGCCTTGATCTGAACACGCCCACAATCAAGACATTTGACGACATCGACATACTCATGTCTGCCCCGCTTCTGACAGACGGTTTGCTTGTCTTTCTTTTTTGTTTTTTCTGCTGGCTGATCTTCTTTGTTCATCCTCTCACTCCTCCCAAATAATCCATCACAACGTCGAGACTGTTGGCCTCCAAGAACTCCCCGCCCTGCCCCTCAATATCTTCCTTGGCCTTGATTTGCGCGTCTGACATCTTCCCTCTTGGGCCTTTGACTTCTATCCAGAGGGTGCGGTTATGTATTTTGTGCATGGTCACACAGTCACGACAGCGTGCTTCACGTACAGCTATCACATCAGGCAACCCAGGCGTGGCATGGCTCAATCCGGGCTGGTTGGTCTCGAATACTACCCAGCCTGTTAAGCGGAGGTATTCGACTATTTGAATCTGGACGTCTTTTTCTTTCATCACTCCGCCTTTCTAGTTCCTAGAATCATCTTGTCTCTTAAATTCTTTCAACGTCGCCGCGTCAAACCCCTGATCCATCTTTCGCCGGTCTTCCTCCCAGGCTTTGACCAATTCTTCAAATGGCTTCAACCGCTCAATCTCCCGATCTCGTTCCTCTATGTGCTCAATCATTCGCAAGACTACCGAGTATGGCTGCGAACCAATGTCCTCTCGTATCTCTTGTATCTCGTCTGGTGTCATGGTGTTTCCTTTATTGTTTCAAGGGTGAGCTTGATTGGAGTGCAGTCATCTTGCCCAACACAGCATTGTTCCGCACAGATCATGTTCGTGGTGCTAATGTTTGCCTGGTTGTCTATGATTCCAAACTGTTTAATCTGATAACCACACGCCCAGCCCTCAATTACTTTCTTCACAACCGCCTCCACTCCCCCCGCCCACCATTCTCGTATAGCTCCGGGTGCCTATTTAGAGCACTTGTCAACGATTTGGGGTTCATTCCGGTACGCTCGCGGATCTCTTTATTCTGCATGATCTCTCCTCTTGGCATGGCTAGGGCTATTTTCTCCATGGTGGCCTCGTCTGATCGTTTGCGGCGATCTCCGGCCCCGTTGCTTGTCTGCCTATTCAGATATGGCATGTCTTTGATCTGGCGGGCCTCTATGTCGTTGAATAGGGTTTGTGGTTGGTGGGCGATCATGTCTGGTCCTTTTGGAGAGCGATCCAGAGGCGGGCTACTGCTTCTTCGGGGGTATCGCCAAGTTCTGTTTTTATTAAGTCCGTTGCTTTCCACTGGGGGTCTGTGCCAGTCATTAGTATGAAAGGGCCGTCGTCCCCACAGGCAGCTATCAGCTCTGAGAGGGTTGGAACAGTAATTTGCGCTCTTTCCCACTTGGCCAAATATTCGCCCCATGTTGTGTTGTCAGCCAGAGAGAGTCTCTTGCGCTCTTTCTCGTGACAATCACACGTAGGACTACTCATTTCGTCCTGTTTTCCCTCTTGCTCGCATAGGCCACAATAAAAGTCACCAAAGTTAATCGCAGCCTGCGGATACCCCGCCTCTTTCAGTTCTTTTGCTAGTTCAAACTTCATATCCCATCTCCTCAAGTTGCTTTTTAGCTTCCTCATCCCCCGCCATAGCCGCAATAACCAACTTAGCCACCTGTGATATTGGCGGGCCATCTTTCCATTTGGCGCGGTATTCGTGTTGGTCTGTCATGCCTTACTCTTCTCTCGACAGTTCGGACACTTGCCAGCCTCTTTGTCCTCGTCGTAAATAAGAGGTACGCCACATTGGCAGTTGGGCGCTACTGGTGGGGCTTGGGATTTTGGTTTTTGGCCGTTGTCTTTGGTGTCATCAGTCCAGCGTTCGCCGTTGAGGTAGCTTGCTGGTAAGGGTGTGAACTTTCGCTCGGTCCAGATCCCCGCGCTCTTTGATCTGACAACCGCTTTGATGATCGTTTCAGTTAGAGCTGCATCGGGGTTGATCTTCTCCCAAGCCTCAAGCGCTTTTTTCTTAGCGTCTTTTCTTGGGTACTCTTCCCAGAAACTATCAAACCCCGTCGCTCCGTTTTTGGACGGAGTGCGAGTATCAGTGTTAAGGGAATCAGAAGAGAGGGAATCAGCCGAGTCGTACCGTCAATTACTTGAGCGCTCCGGTAATTACTCGACGTTTCTCGATTAGGGTCATAAGCTGGTATTTCACTAGGCTTCTCGTTCTTGTGTGGATTTTGATGCTTCGTAAAGCCAAGAATCTGAATATACCGGCAATCATCAACGATATATCGGACGATGTGACCAGAATCAACCAGTTTATCTAAAAGCTGATCCACGTTTTGTTGATCGTATGGGTAGATTTCGGCCTTGATTCGTTTTGGTCGATCCTCTATCCGACCCTCTCTGTCGGCCACCATCCAAAGGCCCGGAAACAGATATCTGGCTGACAACGGAAGCTCTGCCAATTCTTCGTCAAAGTAAAGCGCGGGCTTGATATTTCTTGCGCGTGCCATCAGCTATTCACTCCAAGCAAACCAAAAGTCGCTTTGTCTGTCCTGCAAAAATATCTATTTTGGCTTACGTTTTCATTCAAGCCACTCATCATATTTGTGTATTCTTTTTTGGTATCAGGTCGCCCAGTTTGATTTATGATTTCTTTAACATGTAGGGGGTGTCCAGCGCGTTCAATAGCTTGATATGCTTGGTGCATCCGGCTACCTGGTTTCAGCGCCTTGGTCCTATTCGGAAGCATTTCTTTTAAATCTTTTAGAGCCGCTTTATACCCTCTGATCTCAGCGAGTTTTATTTCGTAAGAGTCTATTTCCTGCTGCTTTTTTGCTATCAATGCTTCTATTCTTTTCACGCTCATATCGCTTCTCCAAACAAAAAGCCACCGAGACAAAAAATGCCGCTGCTGTTGAGGACAACGGTGTCTCGGTGACTGATGCAAACTATACCATATGGGCAACATTTGACCATTGTCCTCAACGGTCTAATTATAGCGAACACATGCTCCGTTGTCGAGGGGTTAGCTGGCATTATTGTCCATTGTCAGATAGTTCAAATAGTCCATAAAGCCCTCAAAGCAATCGGCAACCTCAAGATAGTCCTGATACCTCTTTTGAGATCGGGTCATCTTGCGAACCTCGCCCATGTCTCCATACTCAACCAACCATGTAGGGTGATAGGGTAGGATTCTGTTTGGGGGATCTTCGTCAAGCACGACGCCGATATATGTGCCCCTGTCTTGGGCGATAACTCCGGGCTTGCCGTCAATCACAACGCGCCGCCCGATCTCTGCCGGCACACCGTAACGAGTTCTAATGTATTTACACGGGCTACCCACCATGACCCTCAATCGCACAGAACTCACTAGGATTAGCCTGGCCCTCAGCGACGCAAGCCCCGCAGAGGCAACAGTTTGGTTTGGTGCATTCATAGCAGCGACAGGTTTTGCAGTTATTCACCACGGCAACCTCGTATCGTCTTCTTTTAGCGTCCAGCCGGGATGATCTTGGAGCTTTCGACAGGCGGCACACCACGCGCATCCGACAAAGCCTCGCGGAAGTGATATTGGCTTGCCGCAACTAGAGCAATGGCCCTCGATCATGCCAGGTTCCTCCACCGCTCTAGTGATTGCTCTGGTTAGGGTCATGTTGTTTCCTTGATGTCTTTGCCGCATCTGTTGCAGACACAATAGTTCTCAGGTGTTTCGTCGTTCACTTCGATTGATAGCCTGGTAACTCTTGTTTTTCTCTGACAAGATGGACAATATTCAAACGTAGGCTCTCCCATCATGCCCCCTCTTGGTCTGTTTCTTTTGGCCCGATAACGGAGTTATCGCTGGAATGTTTGAGAAAATTCATCAGTCCCTCATACACCTGGCTCTCAATGGCCTCACGCTCGGTCAGTCGTAAGTGGCCCTCAATTACACCAGAACAGCCAGAGCAAGTAGTCATCGCCATGCTTTTGTCTGGCCGCACATAAGGACAGGGATAGGTAGCCGCATCGCCCCATTGGTCAACAAGAGAAGCCGCACTAGAACCGGCGTAACATATGTAGTGATAGCGAGACGGTGTTTTGATGCCAGATTTAATATATTTGGTCAACCGCTCTACTTGTTGGCGTGATTTGGTGAGGTCTTGTTTGAGCTTGTTAACCTTTCCTTTTGCGGTTTTCTCAAGATAGAAATCGACGGCATTATCAAAATCTTCTTGGAATTTTCTTGACGTTAAATCAATGTCTCTTTCCAGTTCCGCTATCCGCAACCGCCGCGCCTTGAGCGCCCTATGTTGCATCCAAGCCAAGAAGACAAAGGCCGAGAGGTATACGGATAACAAGATGTCGAGAAATGTCATATCGAAGATGCTCATCGTCCCTCAACCTCTCTCATAACAGTCAACGTACAGCCGATATCAAACTCAACCCCATACTGTTTGTGCCAGCCCTCACACTTCTCCCGATCTTTCTCCAAGCACACATCCTGAAAATGGGAACAATCCTCATCGTTTTGGGTGTCTTGGCATGTGAATATGTTTAGGAGTTTGGTCATTGAGCCCCCAAGTCGAGGACACCTTGCCGACATCGATCGGCGGCTATCTCGCAATACTTTTCTTCGATCTCGATACCGATGGCTTTGCGGCCTAAATTCTTGGCTGCTCGTAGGGTCGGGCCAGATCCAGCGTAGGGGTCGAGAATCAATCCGGTCGTCTTTGATTTGTCGATCGCCCACTGCATCAAGGCAACTGGTTTTTGTGTCGGGTGCCAATGTTCGCCGCGCTCGCTATCTCGTATCAGGCCGAACCATGTATGCCTGAAAACCCGGACACCCTTGCCGATCGTCGTCCAGGCCAACTCAGCCTCAGACATAGGCCAGCCGCCTGCAGATACATCGCGCCGACCGCATCGTTTATCCCAAACCCACCAGCCGCCACGATCAGGCAGACGGCTTGCGTACCAATTTGCCCCCCAGAGCACCTTAACTTTAGCGGGCAGCCCGAGCAGAGGGGTCGGGTCAAAAGGTTCGTCATCACCGACAATCGGCTCATGTCTAGGGTTCGTGCTCCGGTCAGCATTTTGCCACCACTCCCCCGCTTTGTGGCTGAATCGCTCCGCATAATCAACCGATAGCCGTCCGCCATAAGGGGGGTCAGTTAAGAGCAGATCCACTTCGGCCTCGAGCTGAGGCATGATCTCTAAGCAATCGCCGTGGTATAGTGTCACCGCCTCATCTTGGTAATAGGGCTTCACACAATCCCCCTCTTAGTCGGGCAGCAATCCATCACGCAGACACAGCCTCGATAGCTTGTTTATAGGCGCCTTGAAGCTCAATAAAAGCCTCATGTGACCCGCCAGTGTCGGGATGATGCTCTCGGGCAAGTCGCTTATAGGCTCGCTCAACTTCAGCGGTCGAGGCATTGGGCTCAACACCTAAAGTTTCGCACCAAGGGCGACCAGCGACAGTCGCCTCCGGCAATGCCTTAAACCCTCGAAACGCGGCATTGACCATTTCCTTGGCGCCCCAACGCTCTAAGCCTCTGAGCGCGGCCACAGTTAGCTCTACTGCATGAAGATTGTCTTGGACGTAGTACCATTTATCGCAGGGGATGCATTGATCTTGGCCGTCAAGTTTGAAATAGACGGCCACACCTGAATCTTCTGGTGGACGCCTGGAAGCATACGGCAAACCGTCAAGGCGTAATTCAATGTTGGTCGATAGGATTGTGTTCGTCGCGCCCAGCATTTCCAGTTCTCTTATCAACCCGTCACGCGCTTGGGCCAATGGCGTGTCAAACCGTGAAAATTCCGGGTAATCTGTTCGCTTCCATCCGCTAGGCCAGTGGAGGGGATACGCCTCTTTCTCAGACATGATTCCTCCGATGCTTCGGACAACATTCATTCTCACAACTCGGACACAAATCAGGCTTTGATGGATCGGGCATTTCCGGTTCCTCCCCCTTGACCAAAGCTCTAAGGTCTTTGATTCCATGAGTAGTCCGGGCCAGATTAAGCGCCTCATTGACTGATTCAGGGGTTGCGCTTGGCAAAACGATGGCCAATTTATCAATAGCAATCCCCTCAAGGCTCTCAGGAGCGATTTGTAGGCGGTCCCGCTGTCCCGCTATCTGTTTGACCCTGTACGCCTGTCCCGGCCCTATGGGGAGTTCCCCAGCGACATATTCAGGAAATGTCTCATAGCCGAGAGTCTTGAATATCTCTTGTTGTTCCATCTGATATAGCTTTTCGCCCAATTCAAGGCCGGCAGACTGAAAGACTTGAGCCAGGGCTTTGATTTCGGTGTTGAGATCGAATGCTATTTGGCCGTCTGTTTCGGTTGGTTCGTGGGGTGCTTGATCGAAGCGAAGAAGCTCAGCGTCCCTGTGGTCATAAATGCTTATCGTCCCAAGCAGATTAGACTCTAGTTTGATAGGCTTCTGCCCATTAACCATTTGACCATGCGCTCTCATGTGACACTCAGGACACAGCGGAATTAGATTATCTAGCGTGGTCTTGCCGCTTTGTGACTTAAACACGATATGATGCGCCTGTACCTCAGGCTTACCGCAAGCAACGCACCAAATATACCGCTCATGGCACGCCTTATAGACCTCCGGCTCAGACTTATACAGCTCAAGTTCAAGACTGAGTTCAGTTTGGTCGGGTGTTTGGGTTGGGGTCACTCTATGCCCTCCGGAAACTCTTGGATAAGATCGCTGGGCCAGACGTCGGCTAGGGAGGGTTTCATGTAGAGGGGAAACATCTTGCCGCCCACTCGGTTTTCCGCATATGCATGGGACTGAGCGAGCCAGTTAAGCCAACCAAACTCCGGAATGGTTTTGTTTTTCGAGCCTGTTTGGGAGCCAACAATAATCCATTCATGCCTAAAGATTCCCTCAACCGATCCGAGCAGCGGCTCAACTGAGAGCCAGGTCTTGTTCTTACCGTCGTTGTCGTTGACCAGTCTTCGAGATCTCCGAACATTTTGTGGCCCTGTCACCGTCGTCCCGAGCCAGCAATTCTCCGGCCACTCGAACTCCGCATAGCGTGCAGGGTTTTTTGTCAGGAAGAAATACTTGTGCTGTGGCGCCTTGGTGGTCGCGTTGATAACCAGCTCGATCCAGGGTCGCGGCACCCAATCCCCGAGCAGATCGCCCATCGAGCAGACAAACACTGTGGACGGCTTCTTGACCTTTTGGGGATCACCTAAGCGAAGCGGATAAATCGTCAGCTCAAACCGCCTTGGGAATGTGGCCGCTCTGGTCGCTGCGATATGTAGGCCGTTCTCCTGTGGCCCGTCAAATAGCTCATGTTTATACCCAGGGGTGCTTAGCAACTCGTTTGTTAAAATGCCTCCACACTGAAACCGCGTCGCTATAGGCTTCGCATAGCAGTACCCGCACCCCTTACGACAGCCAGTGACTGGGTTCCATGTGTAGTCGAATGTCGGAATCTTAGTCTTATTGATGGGTTCTCCTCTTGTTGTCTCAGCTCCCCCTATGGCTTTGAACCAACGCCGCTATCGCGTAGGGGGAGTTGCTTTTAGGCGGGGTTTAACTCCCGGTTTTCTTTATCTAACGGGCACCGCGACAGGGCTACCGCTCGGCACAACTATCACTTGCACCTTATCTTTTTCGATTGCCTTGAGGATGGCGTAATTTATCCCGGCCTGGTCGAGTTTCGCGGCTGCTTTAGCTTGCTCGTTGGCCTGCTCAACCAATGCTTTTTGTTCCTCAATGCCGATTTCAGCAGCGCGTTTCTTGTTATATGCCTCTTTAACCTTGTTCGGCGGCTCAGCCCGTGTGATCTTGAGTCGAAAGTGAGTAAAGTAGTTATCGCCAAGCACCTTTTCCATGTGCTCCTCGATGTCCTTGGCAATGTCTTTCTCTATCTGAAACTTTGCGGTTGTGTAGATTTGCTCAGCCGTATAGTTCGCGGCCTGCTTTTGCAAAGCGTTCTCGATCTGTTTGCCGAACTTCGCGGCCAACATCGCCCGCCATCCGTCATCTGTCCATGCCCGGTATTTGACGCCGATTCGTTCGTGAAACTTCTGTTGCATGTTGCCGCGATAGCCCTTTACCTCAGCATTCCAGTTCGGGTCAAAATAGAGCGCAATATTGAACGTCATCATCACGGAATCTTTTGACGGATAGCTGATCGCGTCCTTGCCTTTTACGTCGCCCTCATTTGCTCTTGACGATATGATGTAATCGCGCTGAGTCACCGGATACCGATACGACTTGTTCAGCCAGTCGAGCGGATGACGCGCTATCAGTGTGCGCTTGACCCCTGGCTTGAGCGTTCGGACGTAGGTGTTTCCATCGAGCGGCCCGCCTGTGTAGACAAGCCCCTGATGGCTAATGGGCATATTCGATGAGTTGAAGAACCACCAACCACAAAGGAACGCCACCAACAAGTAGACACCCCACCTCAATAACTGCTTTGCTTCTTTGTTCATTCTGCTCCTCTCTCGTTTACCGACATTTCCAAATCATCTTCACGGCCTCTATATGTGACCATTGGTTTTTCACGTTGGCGCATGAGCATCCGAACTGATCTCTGATTCCCGCCACCATGTACTCTCCGTTGTCACCCTGAACATCTGCGTAGACCTTGACCTGATTGGCCCCGGTTATCCTGACCTTGCCCTCAATGAGTAGGCGTTGGGCTTTTTGGGTTACTGATTCGGTCATTAGGTGGGCATATCCCCTAGCCCCGCCATTGGATCTTCTTCCATATCAAACTCTTGTTCTGGCTGTTTAGGCGCTGTCTTTTCTGGTTCCTCGCCTTTTAACCACTCATAGGCTCCCTGGCCTAATTCCTGCATCACCACTAGTGCCTCGTCTTTGTCCTTGATGATCTTGGCGTGGATAAGGGACTGAACGATGTCCTTGCCGTAGGAGAGACATACCGACCTATCCTTTAAATCATAGCCAGAGGGCGATGAAGGCGGCTGTGAAGCTGTCTGAGGGGCGCTAGGGGCTTGGGGTTGCCCACCGATAGGCATAATGCTCTCTACGTTCCAGTAGCCGTTGCTCTCTACGAAATTAACCTCGACCTCGCTCCCGACATTGGCCTCCGCAATCCCTGTCAACTTGTCGTCAAAGAGATTGGCCCCCTTGCCGTCCGTCCAATTGACTCGTTTGTATGGACCCTTAGCCCCTGGTTTGATTTCCACGCCTTGAATCGTCTTTCTAGTCACTAGACAGCCTCCTTATCGAATACAAAATCCGGTGCGTACAATGTCTCGTCCTTGTTCATTCTCGGAATAAACTCGCCCGTGCCGGGTATCCACTCCCCGACTTTGTTCTTTGACATATTCGGGCCACAACTGACACCCTCAAACTCGCAGTATTCACAGCGCCAATCGGGTATCAATTTCACATCAAACTTGCTGTCTACTTTCTGGACGCGAGGCATCAGCGGTAGCTCTTTTGACGGAATCTGTAAAGCGGCCTCGATACGTGTCATGTCTGCCCTGACAGCCTCATGGTCCGGCTTCACCATGAAAGACACTGGAAGATTCTGACCGCCACGGTCGGCGTAGATGATGGCCGCGTCTAGGGGCTGATAGGCTTCATGCAGGCCAATATGATATGAGCCGACCTGCAAGACATGATGATCCTTTGGGCCTTTGAGATAATGCAATCCGTTCGGGTGCATGGTTTTCAGGTCGATGACTATATATCTATGGTTGATTTTGAGCAGATAATCGAAGCGACCTGTCCAAGGCTCTGGAAGATCCACGGCCTGTTCCGTCTTAACGAGCCATCCCTTTTCCTTGAAGTATTGGCCCAACTTCTCATGCTGAAAATGGGCTATTTCAAACATCCACTGTTTAGCCGAGTCCTGGTCTGTCGTCTTGGATTGTTCGTCGGCACCCTCTAATTTAAGAGCGTTCTGCTTGGCGCATGAACCAAGATTAGAACAGCGGGTAGGGTTGAACGGTTGCGCGGGCCTGAGATCATCAACGTATGAGCCAAAACCTGTCAGCAAACTATTCACCCTAAATCCCCCTTGATCGTCTTAATTGCCAGCGCTATCAGATATATGACTGAGACAGTGAGCGCTCCTGCCGCCATCAAAAGGGCTATTGCCTCTTGCCAGTTGAGTTGGATTACAGCCATCCCTTATGCCGCCCCTCATAGTCATATGCCGATTCCTTATTCCGCTCAGCCTCAAGGCGCCGAGTATTTCTATTCAACAAGTGAGCGCCTATGAGAGCGGCAAAGATGATGCCGATTAGGATTAGGCAGATGATGGCGAGTTGATTGCCCAATGCTCGCTCTGCTTGGATGGTGCCGAGTAGGAATGTCATGCTTTCTTTTCCAATTTACAATAGGCTGCATCAGCGTGTATGTCAGGGGCGTGGCTGCTCGCTCTGGAGCCCTCGAAAAAGTTACAATCTTTCCGACATTTGCCATCTACAAACGGGCAATAGTTATCCAGTTGCCAGTCGTTATAGATTATGATTCTGTCGTCAGCTAATGTCATAATCACTCCTTTTATATTAGCCGCCCTTGAGTCAGAAATCAGCCCAGTGGTGCTCAATCACTGGCCCAAAGGCGGCCAAAGCTTACTTCTGTTTCTTTGGGCGGTCCCAACGTCTTGATTTGCAATCTGGACACGCCTTGACGTTATCTGTTCTTGGCGTCCATTCATAACCGCATCTTTGGCACTTCAATTTCTTCATGGTTATTATCATATACCCAATTTTAAGAATGTCAATAACTAATTTCAGGCATAAAAATAACCCCCCCTGCCGAAGCAGAGGGGGCCTCCTGGAGCGGAGAGTTGGTCAACGGGGGGATGCGGCCCCGGTAGACCCTATTCAATGCGAGAGCTGAAAGTCCCGCCTGATCGGAGTTTTAATAGACCATAGAAGTTATGAAGAGGGAGAGACCAGGTTTTGCCAGCATCAATCAGCTTTGAGTTTTCAGAAGTGACCTCGCCTCTTTCATCGAGAAACACCCGCCGTACATTTATCGGACTGTTGTCATCAGGATTTGAAACCCGGAGCATCTTGTCTGTCGGCACTATGGGCCAGTCATGCATTTTGCCATTTTGTACCATGATCTTCCTCTCTTCTGGTTTGGGTAGTTGCGGCTGTTGAAACGCATTGGCTTTTAGAACTGGATACGGGTCGATACAAGTGCTGAGATCATGCCCCGGCACCCCCGGCCCCAACTGGAAATGCAGGTGTGGCCAGATGGCACTATAGAGAGTTCCAAGTAGCTGCCCTGCCTTAATAGTCTGCCCTTGCCTGACCGCAACGTCCATATTGAGATGAACATAGCGAACCTCGCTGACTCGACCTGGCGGCCAAGGAAGATCCCCTGTCGGCTTGACAGTGACCATCTGACCATAGTTCGGTCCCGCACTGGCGATCCACATAACTTCACCATCGGTAGCAGCATATACTTTTCGGTGTGCCCATGACCATGAGCCATCGGGGGCGCCAAGATCGATACCGGCATGAAGCCTGGCCCCGCCGTTTCTGGGTGCGCCAAAGTATCTGACTCCGAGTTGTGATCTTTCTAAACTATTGGCTGCATCAACAGGAGTCGCGTCAACAGGGAATATCATACTCATGCCCATCAATAAAGTAGCGAATATTGCATATATCATCACGGCTGCCCTAAAAGCTGAGCAGTCTAGATTCACCTCTCCTCGCTCGTCCAACAGGGCGCGTCTCAGTGAGTTCAACCAGCTATTCGCGGGTGCGACGCTTAGCACAACTCTGCACAACGTCCACAAGGGCCTCTGATGCTTCTGTATTCTTGCCTACGACCCGCGTGAGATCATTGATGGCCTGAGTAGAATGGTTCATGTGGTTGGATTGCATCGTCTGTGTCTCTCTCTGTAAAGCGATCATGTCTTTCTCTCGCTCGTCTGCTCTGTTGCTTCTAGTTGCTAGATACTGGAAGAACAGTTTTCCGAAATAGACGAGCGCCCCGAGCGCACTAAGCTCTAGGCCCAATGTTGAATAATCCATGCTGCTCCTTTATCTCCTCGCCATTAATAGGTCAAGCCGGTCGCCCTCATTATCTAGCTGCAATGTGGCCTCTCTCTTTTTGACATCTGCATCAACTCGGACTATCCGAAAACAGTTTTCACCATTCAAGACATCAGCGCCAGCCAAGGTGTCCACATTTCCTGGCTTTATTTCTAAGTCATAGACTAAGATATTCGTACCGGGCTTTATCGTGTACGCGGGTACTGTGCGCCCACCCTCGTCAATCACATCGCCCTGAATCTTCATTGACCCCTTCCCTTGCTTCTGAGCCTTGTCAGCTAAGAATGCGTCGCCTGCCTGTTGTGCTGCTACCAGAGAAGTCGTTTGAACGCTTATCTTGGCTTTTCTGGTTATCCCCAGAGCATCCAAAAGGGTATGAGTAGCGGTTCGATTCTCAGTTATGTTCCGTCCGGAGACAGCATCTTGATATATGACATCGACTTCGTTGTATTGATTCTCAATCGACTCCCCAACGATGTTCATTTGTGAGTTTTGCAGGCTCGCGTAATAATGAACAGTCCCCTTGTCGTGGGGCTCATAAGTCAGACGGGGGTCATTGCTTGAGTCCCGGTCTGATACCCCCCAATTATATCGCTCGTATTTATTGACCTCTGTCAAAGCTTCAAAGGGTGTCGTCGGGTTTTCAAAGACCAGATCAGTTATCGTGAACGTGCCGGCATCTATTTGGCTGACATCAGTCGAGAGTGATTCGGATACTGAGATGAAGTTCTTGATGAAGTCATCCGGCTTCGGTGTGTCACCCACTTCAAACCCAGTCAGACCGTTCACTCTAATATTGGTGATTATTCCCCAATTGGTTTCATCGGCAGGGGTGTCGGTCGATATTCCAAAAAAGTAGAACTGCAACGCTTTCTTGCTGCCGGTGATTGTTATCGTCTCGCTGCCTGACTGAGCGCCGTCTACCCCCTGAGTCCATTCCACGGTAGCAGTTCCAAGGGTAATATCTGAGACAAAAGAGGCGAGTCTTAATTCATTCTCAGCCGTAAGATAGCCCGCGCCGGTCTCCCAGTCGAACGTGATCGAGAGTAAAGTCTGGTTGATCTGGTCGATATTGGCAGGGCGATAGTATAGACCAGTTATCATCCCCGCCGGTGAGAATACATTGGCGGGCATCTGAATTAACACTCGATTGTTGTTGTCTCTGTTCCCGTGTTCCCATACCCTGTCCGCGCTATATCCGACAGGGGTTACAGTGCTCCAGTTTGCATAGCCAGTATCAATATAATGCCGCTTGAATCGAGTGTCTTTCATGTGATCAGAATAGCCCTGGCGGATGATTGTAGCCGCTTGGCGATTCTTGGATACCCTCGGACGCTCTTTGACTCTCCCAATCCAAGGCTCGTCGAACCCATCATAGAATCTGACATCATGGAGAAGATCGATCTTAGACCCCAAGACATCAATAGGAACAGTAGCTATCAAAGACAGCGGCCCGCCTTGAGCTACGCTGGCAGTTCTCAGATCATAGACCTCATTGAAGAACGCTATCTCTTTTTTATCAGCATCCCGAAAGACCAGACTTATCATGTTCTAACCGGGGAGAGATACCGAGGAAAGTACCCTGTCTGAAAAAAGACTGTGCCAAAAGTATCGACTGTCGGGAATGATGCGAATGGTATCTGATTGGCTCCGGGTTGGACCATCATTGGCTGGAATACTGCTGACCATACCGGGTTCGATGTTCCGGGCCATATGGCCGCTGCGGATAATGCTGCGGCCGTTTCTGCCTCGTATATCTTATTTTCTTGAGAATCAAACAGTATAAAGTTGTCTGAATCGTCTAGAGTTCCTTGAGCGAACACAGCACCATTATTGACCGGGATCAAGATAAACAGATCAAGATCAAAATTTGCGGCGGCGGCGCTTGATCCTGTGCCATATAGCCATATGGCGGCACTCAGGGTGCTTTCATCAACGGTCGATGGCAAGTCAGCGTTTGGGATATTAATCTCACCAGCATCAAACCAAGTCCAGGTATCGGCCGCTGTGAATGGATTGATAGCGGCGTTCCAAGTGTAAATATTGGCGCTTGCGGTATTTAGTTGAGTGCGAGCCCTAACTGATACATCAGTCGGGCTTCCGTCGGCTGTTCGCGCAAGGCGTATCATTCGATACTTGCCCTTTTCGTCGTCCACCTCTGGAAGCCCTGCACCGCCAGGAATGGAGCTTAAAACTAATTCGCTATCTGCAAGGCTTGTTCTTCTCAATAACCCGTTGTGCCGACTAGCATCAACTGTTCCAATCTGGTCATACAGGAAACGTCCGGTTGAACCAAACCTCGACCCTGCCCAATACTTAGAATTTAAATCATAGCTGCCATCCCGAGCATCAAAGAAAATACTCAAAGGAGTCTCAACGTCCCCTTTGACGTTAGATATACTGAGAATGCCCGGAGACAAAAGGGACTGGACCGCGCTCAAGATAAAGTCTCCGCGCCAGAATGGATCAGCGGGCATAGCCAACCGCATCTTTGCTAGGTTCGTATTGACAAACTGCCAATCTGCCAACATGCGCCTATCGTATTCAAGCAGGTCGGAGAAATTGGTATTGTCGGCATCGGCCGCTTTGTATTCCAACGGCAAGGCTTCGCCTCGGTCAAGCTTCTTTAGTTCGTCTTGGAGCACCGCGATATTGGTCAAGAGGTCTTCTTTGTTGGCCCCTGTTATATCCATCTCAAGCCCTCGATTAGAGTTCTCATAGAGAGCAGAGACAATATTGCCGCCATTGCCTTGAATGAATCCTTGAGTATCTATCCTCTTGCGAGGCTCAGGGAAGTCATGTTTCGTGACGTTGTATCCAAAGCCACTTGTCAGCTTTAATTCGAGGTCCCCTATCTTTGTGAAGTCATCAGCCATTATGTTGCCCCTCCAAGTTTTGCATTAATACCAACCAGATCAAACTCTGATATAAATCCTTGAGCCGCCGCACGACCGCCCTCGACTGTATCAGCGACGATGTTTATGGTGTCTATAATGATGGACTGGCCCCCGCCCTCTATGGGTATCTTGCCGTTTTTCAGAGGGACAGCGGCTTCCGGACCCTTGTCTCCCAAGATCACGTTTGTGGGCTGATTGACTATCCCACCATCACCCATTTGGGGGACGGCTGTATCTAGGCCGAATACTCCGAGGTTTTGAGGTCCGGTTGGGGTTTTGATTCTCAATACACGTTTAATAGCTGCAAGCGCTCTATCAGCGGCACGAGTAACCCTGTCCCATCCGGCAATCAATGCTTCTATAGCTGCAGCGGCGCCCAAGACAGGATTAACCAAATTCAATAAGAACGCGCCGAGACTCCCTGTGCCGCCTATCATGTTTCTGAATTTTCTGGCAGCGACAAAGCCCGCCGTGAACATTGCTATCCCGCCAGCGAGAACAGCGACAACAGGACCGCTCAGAATAGTGACCAGGCCACCCAATGCGCCTATCAAGCCGCCGATTACGCCAATAACAGGCCCAGCAGCAGCCAATAATAGTGCAAACTTCACAACGTTGGCCTGGGTCTCTTTGGGAAGAGCCTGAAACTTTTTGATCAGACCATTTATTCCTTCAAGAACATCCACAAGAACAGGTATCAAGTCTTCTGCAGCTCCTAGAAGTTCCGTTCCAATAGGCTCAACAGCTAACAATGCCTTGTTTTTTAACTGATTTAGTTTTTCTGTGAATGTCTCAGTCTCTTTTGCCGCCGCATTGATAGTCTCTGGACTATCTCTGATAACGCCCAACAACTCTTCAAGATCAAACCGACCCTCTTGCATAGCCTTACCCATGTCGATACCGGCGCGTTGTCCGAATATCTCAAAGGCAAGTTTCTTGTTCTCCGCTGTAAAACCGGCCTCTTGTATGGCGTTTTGCAGCCTTAACATCTCTTCTTCCGGATCTTTGCCGGCAGCCGCTAATTTACCAAGGCCTTGTTTCATTCCGGCTAAGACAACTTCTGTCGCTACACCCTCTTTTTCAAACTTGCCCATAAGCGCGGCAGCCTCTTCAAAATTTAAACCGAGCTCACGCATTGGCGCTCCGAAATTGACAATTAGAGTGCTAAGCCTATCGACCCCAATTCCAGTCGTTTGGGATGTCCTGAACAAAAAGTCCAGAGAATCAGCCTGATCTTCTGTGGCAACACCCCAATCACCAAAGACTCTAGTGGTCGCCGCTATCAAAGGTGCGATCTCCGTGTCTGTGACCCTCGCCAAATCAAGCATCTGTTCTGTGAGGTTTTCGAGAGTCTTACCTGTGGCACCAGTTCGGGTGTTGAGGTCAGCGATTGCGGTCGATGTATCTTCCATCGAATTAGGTACAGTCTCAAATACCTTCTTGAATGACTTGTTTAACTTCTCTAGGTCTTTGCTCGTTGCTCCGGTTCCTGCTCTGATCGTCTTTTTAGCTTTGTCGAAATCGAGTCCGACCTTAATAAGACCAGCACCGATAGCAAGAATAGGTAAAGTGACATTTTTAGTCATAGACTTGCCGATGCTCTTCATGTTACCGCCGAGCTTTTTCATGCGGCCGCCGAAGCCATCAGCCAGCTTATTTGCTCTAGATACAGCCGCTTGCAAGCTCTTTGTATCGCCTACGAAATGCGCTGTTAAGTCTCGTTTCGCCAAATCAATCGCCCCCGTTTTTTAGATCTTCTACCATCGCTGCTATCTCAGACTGCCGGAGTTTGTCGTACTCCCAGGGTCTTATTCCGTAGATTCTTCCGAGGACGGGGGACCACTGACTTCTGGTGCCGCCCCCTCGGTAGGGTCTTCGTCATCATCCCCAAGTATTTCAAATTCGCCTAGCGGGCGACTAAGAAGATGCTTGTAATTTACTTTTGGATTGCCCATTCTTGCCATTGCTAGACCGATCAAAACAACCATCAACTGAATATCTCCAGCACCAAGAAGCACGTCGAAATCATTGACTCCTCGATAACCTTTAACGCGGGTCTTGAGTATCCCCGACTCTTCCCCAGTCAAGTCTGCAATATCAATAGAATATTCCATTCCATCATATTTGAATCTTGCTACTGTGTCCTTGCTCACTTCAACCACTCTCTCTCCAGCCAATCCAACACTTTCTCCAATTCTTTTATCGCTTCATCCTGCTTTTCATCGACAGCGGGATATAAAAATGGTTTGGGGCCGAGCTTTTGATCGAACTCAAGCCGACCCGGATAATTGTATTTCTTAGGGCCATGTTTGGCGCTGGCGACTATGAACACACCGCGAGCAGATGAACGCGGCACAATCTTTCTTGCCAAGTCCCCCGTTTTCCCGACAAGGCCCTGGGCGCGAGCGTTTATTTGTGCTTGTGTCGAAACTATACGCCCGACGCCCTTGAATGCTTCTCTTACTTGCTTTCTTTCTCCAGCTTCCATACGTCTCGTCGCCCGGCTCAGTTCACGAATGCCAGTGACAAAGACCGTAGCTGTTACTGCCATGTCCCTATGAGGGGCTAGGCGACGCTGACGGACTCAGTGAGACAGAAACGCTAGGCGACGCTGATTCGGACAGCGACACGGACGCTGACGGCGACAGAGACACAGAGACAGACGGCGATGCTGATGGACTCCTCGACGGGAATGTATCCCCATCAGTGGACCGATAGACCAACGTGATAGGCTCGCTTCCATCCCTGGGTTTCAACACCTTGGCATTGATGATCTGAAAAAGTCTGCCCGGTCCCTCAACCGGTGGCGTGGTCGGGCTGTCATAACGACATTTCGGCATCGTCACTCTGACATAAGGGAAGAACGACCCCTCGATGGCAGTTCCAGACTGCCACCTGGCGACGATCTCACCCATCGTTCCATTCTTAAACAGATTATAGGCGACCAAATCCTTAAACTCGACTTCCATCTCAACTGTGACCTCTTGCCTGGCTTCTCTCAGGGGTTCACTTTTCGTCGCCGAACCTATGCCAAATCGGTCGGCCTCAAGTCCATTGTTGCCGCTGATCGTTATGGAGCGAATGACAAAGGTATTGCCGTTGGCAGTGATCACAGCTCCTGAGAATGGCAGGGCCATCGCTCCGGAAGCGTAGCTCTTGGCGGCCAATGCCTCGGTTGTGACTTCGTCATTGGCATCGAGAGTCACATTGAGCTTTAAAAACTCGTTGATGTTGTTAGACAGTTCCCATTCCATGACCTTGCAGCCAAGATATGAAAACGGTCTGACAACTCCGCCTGTGTCGGGTTTGCCTAGCTGCCAGGTCGCATATGTGCCAGTTAGGTCTGCGAAGGTGTGACTTGTGTCGATGGTGTTCGTGGCGCCACCCGGAGTCACGGCATCAGAAGCCCCAAATATCTGCTCCCATATGATGTTAAAGCCGTTCGTCTTAACGTCCATCGGGATAGATCCGAGCCCTTGTCTTTGTCCGGGTTTCCAGTTGTCTTCGTGAAGAACGCTATCGGATAGGCCAAGACCCTCGCTCTCAATCCGCTCTTCCTCAAGCGCCATTGAATCGGAGTCGAACTCGACAAACTTGGTAGGCGTTGCGAACGTGCCGTAAGCCGTCTCCAGAGCTATTCCCAACTGTGCTGATAATCCTCCTGGTATTGCCATGCTACTTACCTACTTTCTTCCAATTAGTTTTCTGTTCCAACAATCTTTTGCCCAATGAATCAGGCACTTTGGTCGCGACATTTCGTTTGCACAGAATCTGACCGCCAGTCTCTGGGTAGACGTTGACCGCTATGTCAGTTCCGATGTATTTGATCTTCATAAATCCTCCCTATTTTCTAGCGACTACACTGAAAGTTATGGTTACAAAGGCTTCTCTTTCTGTCACCTGCCCTGCCTCATTCGTGATCAAAGCTTCATTTGTAGTTATGGCAGAGACTTGTATCCAGCCCTCTAGACCGTTGAAAACCGGAGACTCGCTCCGCCAATCGATCATGCTTTCCTCGATATGACCGGCTATGACAAAAGCTCTATCCTCAAGGGTCTCGTATGATTCCCTTGACGATCTTTGAATGCTGACAATAATGTCTATGTCATAGGTTTCTTCGATTCCGTTATTCCCAAGGCCGGCCGGTAGCTCTTGCTGTGTCACGGGGCCGATGATTACCTGTTCTTCTTGTGTCCTTGTCGGATATGGATTGCCTCGCGTGATCTGAACACCCGATAGATCGTCATCTGCATCAAACCGAGTCTTGAGGTCTGCTTTCATGTCTCGAATAGTAGAAACTGACATTAGCTAATCCAATTCAGTCGCGCATACCGCTGTAATATCATATGAGATGAAAAGGGTATCTCCCAGGTGCCGCCGCTTGAGGGTAAACGTCCGGCCTCACCAATGGCGTTAATGGCCGATATTTCAGCGGATGGCCTATCAAGCCATGACAAGACAGTGGTGATCGCGGCCTGCCTAACATCTTCCGGCACATCTGATTCGGTCGACCAGATTCCCCAATTCCCGGTGATCTCAATCTGTACATATCCGAAGTTGTTGCTGAGCGTAGATACCAGACTGACATTGGCGCCCAGTTGAATGTCTAAGAACGTTCCAGTTAATGGGTTGCCGTCCACTGGTTGCAAGTTCTAATCGGTGCCCGCTGTCAGAGTCGTTGGCGAGCTTTCTTCCGGGTGCATCTTGACCGTATCCGCTGACCTCAAATCAAAAGGCGCGAGACTGATAAATCGTTTTTGAACCTTAAACGTCCTGACCGTGGAGGCGACTTGCGGAACGAACTCTCGCTCATATCTGTTGCATATGACTCGGGTCGCGGCCAGAATCAACTCCGCTATTAGCGTGTCATCATCTGTCGTGGTGATATTCGGAAGACTCTGGACCTGTTCCAAGGTGCAAAGGCCGACCGCATTGACAGGCTCAACAACTCCATCAATCCAGAATGGTTCAATGTCCTTGGTCGTAGATCCATCTTTCGTCCATGTCCAGACAGCCGACCACTTGCCGATTGTGTCCGCCTCGGTGTTCGTTATCTCTTGAGTGCGTTCACCTGTGCCCACACCTGCACTCGGAGTCTTTGGCCCAAACAGATCAGTACCGTCAGGCTTGGCAACTGTGACTGAAATCGTATCAGGCTCGACAGCCACATCTGCCGCGTTCTTGCAGGTATAGGTGAGCTGTCCTGTTGTCTTATATGGAAAACTAGCTGCCATTATGTGACCTCCATTGAACCTTTTATGCTACTTGCTGTCATCGAACCTGTAATACTCGAAGCCTCCAGATCGCCCCTAAGCGCCGGGAAGCTGGCCGATGGGCTGGCACTTGGCGATAATGAAACGCTGACCGAGGGCGACGCTGACACTGACGCGCTCGGACTCTCTGATGCTGACGGCGATAAACTGACCGACACAGACAGGCTTTGTGAAATACTGGCCGATGGGCTGGCCGACGAACTTCTACTCTCGCTGGCTGAGGGCGACAAACTGACTGATCTTGATTCTGAGCTTGACGGGCTTTGGCTCGCGCTCGGACTTCTTGATTCACTAGACGACGGCGACAATGAGATTGATCTGCTCTCACTGACTGATTCGCTGGATGACGGCGACTGACTTGAGCTCGGGCTTCTACTTTCTGAGGCGCTTGGAGACAAGCTTACTGATCTCGACTCACTGGCCGAAGCTGAACTCGATGGCGACCTGGACTCGGAAACCGAGGGCGATAATGATACTGATGCTGAGGGACTTGCGCTTATTGATGCGCTCGGGCTGAGTGACGGCGAAGCACTGCCCACTTCTTGCAAATCAATGTCTTCGAAGAAGCCATCAAACATAGCGCTGCCGGTTCCATCATTCATGCTAAGCGCCGCATACATATAACGCCATCTAGTAGCGCCGCCGTAGCCCGAAACGCTTAATGTGTCTTCTAGGGTTGTTCTGATTGAATCTGAATAAAGCTCAGCGGTAATTGTATCGCTTGCTGCCGTTCTTAAAACATTTGGAAACCAGGTGATAGGTGTGGCTGCGGTTGCGAAGTTATCGCTGGCGACAAAGCTTCCTCTGGTTAAATGAAACGTCTTATCGCCCGTACCGATTTCAACGATGCCGAGTGCCCAGTCAGTTGATGTGAACTCTGTCAGATCGCCCTCGATAGCACCTGACTGACCAATCAACATAAAACCGTTATCGGTACTAGATGAGGCTTGGTTCATTGTTACGAGAATATCTAAGGCATTAAAGTGACTAGCGCCCTTGTCATCACGTAAAGATGCGTCTTCTTGTCGGCTAAGGTTGGCGGCAGTTACCCTGTCTGTTGTGACAGTGAGCCGCCCGTTAGGGTCGGTTTCCGTATAAGTAGTTAGGTCTTCCGTTGCCACTACTTCACCAAATCTCCAAGGTTAATCACTGAGTCGTGTTTGGTGCTCTTTTTGTATTGCTCTTTGAAACTAAAGTTAGTGTTCAATCGGTCGTATCCGCCATTCGACAAAACTTTCTCATGTTGCAGCGGAGCGATGGCCTCAGATAACGCCATATTTTTTGGAGAGAACGTGGCCTTATAAGCCAACCATTGTGATTCTGAGATTTCTTCCTCGCGAAACTGTCTTCCTTTTTCGTTATGCTCAAGCCTTAGTTTTTCCCTGGATCGATAAAGAAATTCCCTCTTTTCTTCGTTTGTGTTGCTCGTGACCGGATATTTAATAACCACGGATAATCTCCTTGATATCAGGCCAGCCCGGAACCTGATCTGCTCTCTCCCAATTCCGACAAGAGATGGCGTTGCGAAACTGACTCTTATCCCATCGAGTGTTGGTCAGATTCTGCCTATGCCTGATGTCTATATTCGGTGTCTGTGATCGCCAGGTTTCAGATCCGAACTTGTCGACCCGTCCGAGTCGTCCATCTTCCTTATCGTCGCGATTATGAGTACCGGGCTCAAAACCCATCCAGTTGTAGTACCTATCTGCCTCGACTCGCCTGATCCGTTCCTTGTAATGGGTAATCAAGAACTCTCGATAGGCACATAACCCAGAGGTCTGCTTGCAATCGTAATGCAGCGGCCTGTGTTCACCGGTGGCATCTACTTTCCAGATGTTCAGATTGTAATAATAGACATCTTCCCGCTCCGGAATAAAGTCAAAGTGAGACGGATGGTACAAAACATCGTGCTCACAAAAGAATATAATGTCGGCTGTGCTGGCTTCAAGGCCCGCTAGTATCTGCTTGAACATCGTCAAGGCACCAGGCCGCATATCCAGACTGATATTGTTGCCCCAATTCAAGGGCTCAAGAGACACGCTTCTGATAGGTAATTCGGCCTTGTTGATCTGACCCCGGACCACGTTGGCTATCCGAACATCAAGCTTGGAATCGGTATAGTAAAGAATGCTTTTGCTCGGCCAATCCGGGGGATGGAACCTCTCAAGCAGCCAAGGCAAACGATGCACCTGCTTATCCCAGGTGTTATTCATCCACAACTCGCGGGAATGCTTCCGGGCCTCATCGACCCCTTTGGCGCTTTGCGGATAAGGGAACCCAAACGTGCCGCCCTGAGTCCTGAACAGATGGGAAAACCAGGTTTTCTTGTTGACTACCTGGCGCCCTCCGGAGAGCCAAGTCTTGCATGATATCTCGACTCCCATCTGACCCCATGAGCCATGATCTTCATCTAGGCCGTCAATCTCCCAATAGCGCTCGCGCTCCATGAACCAACACGCGCCCAGGTTTCCGAAGACGTCACAGATATCACCTTGGCCCTCGGCTCGTTTCCCGTATTCTCTCCAATACTGAAAGTGGAGGGTATGATCGAACCGCTAGAAGTCGCTGACTCTCTTCTCGGGTACTGCCTTGCCGTCACGCGGCGCCCAGACAATTACTCGTTCAAAGTCAGTGCTCGGGCAGTTTGCCCGGTACTCTTTCGGAATGTCTTTCTTGGCCTCGACCCCTGTTGATGGATTACCCCTGTTATATGAAACCCCCTTGATCTTGTCCACACCCTGCTTGAAAGCATCGGATATCTTATCCATGTCGGGCTTGATGCACTCGGTAGGCATCGGGGCTTGGTATGTCTCATCTCCACACTCTTTGCATTTCCAGTTGAATGCGTGGAGGTTATAGAGTCTGGGAATCTGTGTCATTCCAGGTTCGTGGGCCTCTATCAATATCCGGTCAAAGCCCTGGCCAAGTATGCAATGAGCGTCGAGCTTCATGATGTACTTGGCCGTTGAGAGTTTGGCTGCCAGGTTTGTAGCCGCCCTCTGCCCGATCGACTCTGGCAGATAGACAACTTTCACCTATGGATGCTGCTCTAGAGGTGTCACCGACCCCTGTCCATCTAGGACGACTATAACTTCCGTGTCTGCCTCGGATGCTTCGAGGACTGACTTGATTGTGCGGTCTAGAAACTCTTCATTTCTGGCCGGTATGAGGACAGATAGGTCTAGCATGACCTCACCCACTCTGGCACTGGTGGATTGGGGCAAAAAGCATCGACCCATTTGCAGCTAGCGTCTCGACATTCAAAGTCTCCGAATCTTACCGGACATGGGGCACAACACCCCTCGTCACCACGGCTAAGTGTTTCAACTGAATACTCACTGCACCACATGCAGAGGTTTTTAGACCTGCAAAGTTGGGGAATGGCCCTATTCTCGGTCACGACTTCACCCACCAAAAACAAGGATACCGATTATCCTTACGCCCCTGGCTCGGGTCTTCGGGTATGATGTTAAGCTCTATCCCCTTGGCCTGGGCATACTCATCAACTGCCTGAATGACACCTGAATTGTCGAACTCATAATAGTCATGGCCTGCGACTATCCCACCCTTACGAACCTTGTATGACCAGTCTCTAATATCGTCTCTGACATATTCATAGTCGTGATGGCCGTCGATGAAGACAAAGTCTAAGGACTCTTCTGCAAATAGCGGTAAAGCATCAACGCTCATTAACTGAATGAGGTGTGTCCGGTAGTGCCTGAGCCGGTTGACCGCCGCCGCATGGTTGTTGACTTGATGGTCGTGTGACCCGCCGCGCCTGTTCCCCTTGTATTTCTTCCAGGGGTCTATGCAATACAGCTCAACTTTTGGGATGCGTTCACAAAGGGCCTCGGCATATTGTCCAGCCGCCGTTCCTATTTCGGCGCCTACTTTGTAGCCTCTGGCATGGAAAAACTTAGCCAGGTCGAATCGGTTATTTAATTCCATCATCTCAACTCTCCAAGGTTAGAAAAATTACTCAATACTGTCGTGAACGGTTCGCATTCTTCATAGTCATACCGATATTTAAAGTGTGGATATGCCCGGTCACACCGATAAAACCGTTCAATCTCTGGCTCTGAGTCGTGGCACAAGATGTAATGAGCCCGATGCTTGAGCCTCACTATATCTGTCTTGCGCCTTAACGCGGGCTTATGGTCTATCAGGACTAGGCCCCAATGAGTTTCCATTATCGGGGGGGCATCCCAATCCTGGACAAACATAAACTTGTGGTAGTCGCTCTCGTATTTGGCCTTATTTATCGCGTACCATTCCGGGTCATTCTCAAGCGATAGTATCCACCTCTTTTGACGCCGCTTGCACATCATGTCAAGTATCGGGGTGCTGAATTGTCCAGTCCCCATTTCGAGGATAGGGCCGTCACCAAGCTCAAAGCATTTCAATAGAATGGCTAGGTGGGTGCCTGCTTCATCTGCCATGATAATACTCCCTCATGACCTCATCAGCCGTACCCCAATCGGGCAACCAATCTGACTTCTCGTTGGCCAGGGCCTTGCGCTTGCCCCTGGAGGTGAAACCGTATGCTTCTGGATGGGTGAAGACGATACCGGGCGCGGTGGCGTAGAACTCTTCTGTGGGCCTGACTGTCACATCAAGATACTGTTCATACCGGCCAGGGTCGCCCCAATAACCAAGCTTCGGGACTCTGTCATCGGTTCCAAAGTCCAGGCAGTCATACCGGTCGAATCGCTCTTCCATGGCTTCGATCATCAATGACGTCTCTGAGATGACATGATTGACGACCTTGCGCCTGCGAAGTGAAAACATGGGCGGATCAGTCCAGGTGAATATGCTCCACTTGTTCATGTCGTAGAGGAAATGACCGGGGCTAGGCCGCTTCTCTATAAAGTGCGACGGATGGTAGAGTATGTCATCTTCGATTAGTGCTATGTATTTGGTCTTTGCGGCTTTCGCCCCGATCAAGATTTGCCGGTAGATGTTCAGGTGTGAGCGGCCAACGTCACCGATGCAGATGTTTTCTCCGAAGTCCATCTCCTTTTGTGACACGGAGATCAGAGGACAGTCTCCGATAACTTTCAAGGTATGCTCTTTGACCTTTTCAATGAAGTGACCGGTCATGAAATTGGAGGTGTAGAAGACGGCCGTGAGGTCATTCATTTCTTCTCCATGTCTGGACACCCATAGCACCAGGAAGAAATGCTATCAAACAAACCCTTACCGCAAACGTGATCTTGTCGCCAATCTCCAGACTTCACTCCAGAGCCATCATCTGCGTATATGCTGATGCTTGGGCTATCGTGTGGCGTTGCTCGATACTCGCAGATTGGGTCAGCCATAAGACACATCGCCGCGTCGTAGCATGATTATTTCTTCTAACAAAACCTGCAATGTATGATGATCAATATCTACCTCAACATATACACCGTCTTCCGCGGGCTGACCGGACATTATCTCTTGCATCTTTTTGTCGTTCGTGTCTGAAATCTCTTTAATCTCTGCGTTCGGTATCCAGTCATAGGGCGGCTTTTCCAACATCCCCATGTCGCCCATATCTTCTTTTATTATCTTTTTGTCTACCATGTCGGCACCGGCCCAAACTTCTGAATCAACGACTCAAGCGGTAGAGTCTGCTTGGGCCATGCCGCCTTGAACTCTCTCCATTTCTCGACCTGGGCGGATGCTATCTGTTTCTGCGAGCCCCCCATAGCATAGCCGCGATCTTTCTTGTGAAGATGGGCATAATAGGTTCTCTTGTTGACCTTGACGGCCCCACCAGATAGCCAGCACTTCAAGCCCACCTCTTGGAACTCAGACCAGAAGTTGCCATAGCTCACATCGTCAAGCAGCTCTAGCTCATAGAAATAGTCGCGCTTTATAAAGTAGCAAGAGCCTTGAGCCGACATGAGATCATCTATCATTTTGTCTGCCAGGTCGGGTCGGTTCCATATCTTGCCGTGAAGATCCGACGAGAGGTACATATAGTCGACAGGTTCACGGCCTCCGTTATCAATGCACCAATTCTCAGCGTCGAGCCGGTGGCGCCTCGGTACAACTATCCAGTTGTCCTTCATGTCAGCGGCCAGTTTAACATCATAGCCCTGATCGAATAGACAATGCGCGTCGGTCTTCAATAAGTATTCGCCTTGAGCGATGGCGGCGGCTGAATTGATGGCCGGGCGCATCCCCTCTGCCTTGCCTTTGTGGATGTACTTGACCCGCTTATCGTCTATCGTTATGTGAGGCCAGTAGCCATCAAGGACGACCAGAACCTCTATCTCGCCTCGGGCATTGTTTAGAAGTGAATCGATTGTCCGTTCTAGGTATTGCTCATTACGAGCTGGAATAATTACGCTTGTGGTTATCATCTTTTCCTCTCCAGGGTTGTTGGTTAATCGTCGATCAAGGTGATAGAGAAATTCCCGCCGCCATCACCTGCTCCGGCGAAACTGATCGCGGATATTTTCACAGTTGACAGTGCGGGCATCAAAAGCGGCGGGTCGAACGGAAGCCAACCGCTAGCCACTTGCTCTAAAACTTCTACCGCTTGAAAATTGAAAACGCCTGTCTGCAAAGCGCGGCTGAATCTGTCCACATCTGCCCTCAGTCTAAAGTCAACCTTCCTCGTGATCGCGCTGGCATCCCATCCCGTGACTAGCCCTTTCTTTGCTCTTGGCACCTTATACCGGGCTGTCAGAGATTGATTCCCACCCGCGTTTATTCGTTCATAGACAATTGCGTTATCTCCTTGATTCAGAAGTGTTATATTGCCAGCCGCTATGCCAAGAGCTCCACCGCCAATCTGTTGTCCATGCATCCACTGTACATCATAGATAGTACCGCCGCCTACATCTGCGACAGTCCCCCCGTTGCTATTGCATTGCAGTTGCTGTTCGTCTCCATTTATATCAAGGTATTCAATCTCGACGACTTGAACGCCACTTCCCGCAACATCATCATCACCACTGGCAAATACAAGATCAATCGTCGCCCCTGCCGGTCTAGGCAAAACGTCCATGCCAGTCTCGGTCAGGTCTTCCAGGTTGGCTGTTGAGCCACCATCGCGCCTGCCTGCAAGATGAAACGCTTTTTCCCCTGCGACGTTACCTAAAGCTACTTGGTGGCCACGGTCAGATAGGATCAGAGAGCCGTCAGCATTGCCCGCGGCCTCGACATATGTTCCGTCTGTCTTTCTGAGGTAAAGGACTTGTCCGGGCGCGTGACTACCATCTCCTAAATCCTCAAGGGTCCGGGTAAAGTCTGTTCCATCTGGGGCCTGAGCTTCTTGATCTATATCTGCCATTTCACTTCCTCAAAACAAGACAACACCCGGCCCCCGGAGGGGCCAGATGCAATCTGATTTTCGTTAAGATGGACTAGGCGACGCGCTCGGTGAGAGTGACGGACTCGCTGACGGCGAATCTGACGCGCTCGGTGAGAGCGAAACCGATCTCGATTCTGACACCGAGGGCGATCTGGACTCCGAAGCACTCGGGCTGAGCGAGACACTTCGAGACTCGGAAACCGATGCACTAGAACTCGGACTCGAAGACGAACTCGGACTCGCTGACGGCGACAATGAGACAGACGACGACGGCGAAGTTGACGCGCTTGACGATCTCGACTCGGACGAACTGGCCGAGAGCGACGGCGACAAGGACACAGACACTGACGGCGACGCGCTTGCGCCTGTACCGACTGACGGCCATTGATGAATCGTGTCAATGTTCATCACGTTGGCCACGGCTGACTCTTGCGGCGTCCGGCCAAACTTGGCAAGCACATAATTGGCGCTTTCCTCGCAAGCGTTGGCCCCGTCCTTGTCAACGACCAAACGGACATACCGCTCGGGCGGGTTTTGAATCGGGATAACGAACACTTGTCCATCATCGTCATCCTCGATATCCATGCTGGCTCCATCAATCTCTTGCGGAGAAGCCATTGCGGAATCGGAATCACTGTCGACCCTGATGCGTGTCACCGCTCCAGGCGCCACGACTCCGACATTGACAACGATATCAATCTCTTCGATCTGGCTCATGTCCACAATCGCGCCATTACGATCAGCGGTACCGGATGCGTTAGCCAAGGCTAGGACATACTTGCGATCTTCGTTTATGGGCATATTGCCTCCCTCCTAATGCAAGGGATTACTTGTCATCTTCCTCTGGTTTTTCTTCCTCTTCGACATCGCCGATCATCGCGTCCTTGGCAGCTTCGGCATCGGTTTTGGCTTTTTCTGCCGCCTCTTCGGCTGCCTTGACTTCTGCATTGGTCGCTTTCTTCGCGATCTTATCCTTGATGAATGGCTTGGCCTGCTTGGGGGTCATTTCACAAACCTGACCCTCATCAAAGCCTTGTTGCGACGAATTGAACTCTTGCAAAAAGATGACTTTCATTCCCCTGCTCCTTTTTTGTTGACTACTATCTAGTTGTTTTTCGCGACATAGAACGCATTCTCATCCAGCGGCTTTCCATCGATGCGCTGGTTCCATGCGAATGTGTCGCTATGCTCGTCGAGCTGCAACCTCTTCACGTTGATCGGACCACGTTCGCCGATCAGATAGAAGAGAGGATTGAAGAAACAGACAAACTTATTGCCAGTTCCAAGCTGGGCAATGTTGGAACTGGTCTCAACCGGAAAGCCCAACAGTCTGGACGGCTCGCCGCGTTCTGAATCGCTCCAGAAGGAAGGCAGCGTACCGGAAGTCGTCACGGTGAGCTTGGCCTTGGCGATCTCAGCAACAGTTAAGTCGTTGAAAGCCCAAATGGCCTCGCGCCTGTAGTGACGAGGCAGACCGTACACAATGTCGATCAACTCATCGTTGGTCACGGCGGCCGCGGCTGCAACAGTCTTATCGGCCGTCTTGTTGAAGATACCGGTCGGCTCGCTTGAACCTGTGCCGGTGAGGAACAACTGCTCTTCCCCCGCGGCCAGAGTCAGACCGATCGCCTCGGCAAGTTCACCAGCGACATCGTAAGCCGCATCAGCCAGAAGTTCCTCGGAGACCGGAGTCTTGTGAGTCAGCTTGTAGGCATTGAGCACGACGTTTTCCCATGTGACATCCCCGGTCGTGTAGGCCGTTCTCTCTCCGACGATTGCAGCCGTACCGAGTGCGGTCAGTACCGGGATGTTGTGAGTGGTCGAGGTCGTGATGACCTTGGCCCCGACTGACCTCATGAAGTTCCGCTCGAAGCGGACTTTCTCTACAACCGCGCTCCACTCCTCATCAACAAGGATAGAGCCAGGCGTCGCATCTGACTGCAAAGCCGCCCGCGCTTCCTTGATGTGTTTCTCGGGAGTCTTTCTGTGCTTGGCAGAACGGAAGAACTGAATATCGTACTCGTCTCCCTTTGCCATGGTGCGAAAGTCTAACTCTTCGCCCTTGTTGCCGACGATAGGCGTTACGGTTTTCTTGGCCGCTTCAACCTCGTCTTTGTGGGCAAAGTCTTTCTGTGCTCTCAAGATGTCAAGCGACCCTTCAAGCTTTTTGATCTGGTCGCGATCTTCGTTGCTAGGCGTTTCACCTTCCACAACGATGTCGCGCTGTTGCGTTTCTAGATCGATTATCTGATCAGAAATCGCTTGATAGCTAAGTGACATTATTCCTTCTTTCTGAGCTTTATGCGTTCAAGCTCTAAATCGTATGGTTGGTTTTCTTCTTTTTGCGATGCGCCATCGCTATTTGTCTCGCCCGCGCCGGGCGGTGTTGGATGCGTTTGGTTCACAACAACTTGGATATACCTGGCATCGTCTGGAATCTCACCATCGGGCTCGATCTGGTGTGGTTTCTCAGGCGTCAAGCCTCTCGGCATATTCTTAAACCGCGCCGCGATCTCAGGCGTAATTGTCATCGCCGCTGCTTTCAAGCCCTCTTCAACCCGGTCTGCAAGGCCGAACTCGACCGCCTCTGAAGCGGTGAACCAAGTCTCTTCTGCCATAGCGTCTTGGATGGCTGAGAGGGCTTGACCGGACTTGCGTTGATATGTGTTTTGCTGTGTCTGGTCAATCTTATCTAACAGGTCTGCCGAATCTCGAAGATCAGAAGCATTGCCCATAGCAAGACTCCAGGCGTTATGAATCATCATGTATGCACCATCGGCCATGACAACCTCATCACCGGCTAGGGCTACAAGAGACGCCGCCGAAGCGGCAAGGCCATCAACAATGGTCGTGACTTTCGCAGGGTGGCGCGATATTGCTGCATGCATCGCTTGGCCCTCAAAGAACATGCCACCCGGACTGTGGATATGTAAATCAATATTGGGCGCAGTTATTTCACTAAGTTCTTTATTGAACGTCTTAGCGCTTACGCCCTCACCCCAAAAGCTCTCACCGATCTCATCATAGATCCAAACTTCGGCCGTATCTTCGTGTGCTGCCTTGATCTCATACCAGTTCATTCTTTCACTCCCTGTTGAATAAGGTCTTCCAAATCAAAAGGAAGCCCCGCAAGTTGATGGGCTTCCTCTAAAGGCTCCAGCTTGAGCCTCGCAAACTCTATGGTTTTATCGGGTGGCCTATCCCTCTTCCTATCCTGTGCCGCCCTTGTCTTGATGCAAGCAACGGCATCGGCAACCAGTGGAGCAAAGGCAGCGGGCGCGGTGTTCTTACTTATCTGTGAGTCGGCCAGGTCGCCAACTTTGTCGAGTTGAACGATATCTCTAGCAACTAGAAGATCGTCACCGGCTGGCAGAGAGTCCATGTTCTCCATGGCTCGGGCTTCATTCGGGGTCATGACACCCGCTCGAATCTTGACCTTGTACCCCTCGGGGCGTGTCTTCGTGTCACCCCTGAGTTGCCCGTCAAGGTTCATCTTAGTAAATTGACCGTTGGCCCGCTCTCTTTCAGTGAGCAGTTTCATGTTTGATTCTTGTTCCATCCGCAAAACCCAGGGCATCAGGCAATCAATGACGGCCTCGATGGCGGCCTGTTCCCTAGAAGCAAAGGACGTTGACCCGGTTTCAATCCCAACTTTATGAGGCGGGACTAAGAACATGGCGGCCATCTGTCGGTCGGTATGCTTGCGGCCCTCAAGATATTCAGCGTCTTGGGGCGGGATGGTATCGGAGACATACTTCATGCCGTTGGTCAGGATGCGGGGTCGGTGCGCTCGCCTCGCTCCTTTGTCCTCTTCGATCTGTTGTCTCAGGTCTGCTAGTTGACCTGTCGTCATGTCTTTGGCGGTCTCGTATACCCCGCCGACATGACTGCCTGCACCAAAGAAAGAAGCCCCATAGGTCTGAGCTGCAAGGCCCAGTCCGATCGACTCACGTTCAGCGGCTATTACTGATAGACCCGTATAGCCATCCCGCGACGGACCGCGAAGATGGAACATATCAGGTGATAAGATGATCTCTCTCGTCATGGGTAGTTCATAGGCAAGCTGGCCATTCTCCAGCTTCATGACCCTGACAGCCTCATCAATGAATATCAGACCGTCTCTGGTTATCCTTGAATAAGAGTTTCCATTTATCAGGGCGCCCCACAACATAGCCTCGCGCCAGGTGTTTGCCGCGACTCCCGGAGCTGCCATGTGGTGCAAAGTCGTCCATAGCCTATGATCTCTTAGCGCTCGGCGACCACCCGTACCTGTGACTTCATGTGGACCCCAAGGCAAACCAGCCACTGAGCCAGAGATATACCGGACACATGCCCAGAAGATTGTCAGTTGAAGTGCGGAGTTTTGGTTTACTGGTACGCCGCCGGTCGGTGTGGATGAAAACAGATCGTCTCCGTCAAACTCGTTGCGCCCTCGCAATACTTCAAGGCCAGCCGCATAAATGCCGCGAGCCCAATTGGCTAGTTGCATAGATTCTCCTAGAGTTGAATCACGCCAGGCATTCCCTCGTTGTTGACGCCCGATGTGATTGCATCGTTATATGCTTCCCAAGACAAGACGCCCGCCATTGCAAGATCGATCTTGTACGGAGAATCAGAGCGGTCTTTTCGTATCAGCCACATGGCTTTCCCTTGTTCGTCAAGCATGGGCAAATCGTGGCGGTGAGCATTGCCGATGTGTTTGATATATCTGTCGTTCCCGTCGTGTGATATGTCGCCAGCTTTGATCGATGTATTGAACGCTTCAAGGGCGAATGTCATAGGCTTGCGGCGGTTCGTCCACCACTCCACGACCCTATCTTCTCCAAATTCACCGGCCCACTTGGCGACCCAGGCTTGCCAGTACGGGGGATCGGCGTACATGCGCCAAACGTCATAGTTTTCAAACGCTGCT